GCATTCTGTGCCCCGTGATTTTCGATAAGCACTCGAAATTGGGCGATGTATTTGTCGTAGACTTGATCATTCATTACTTGCCACCATTTCACCTTCGCAAAACTGATACGTGTCGCACCATCTTTGCTCTGCTTTGTCATCGATCAAAACAACTAGCAACACGGCCACGGAAAGTATTGATATAAGCTGCCAATCAGTAAGCGCTCTCATCGCACATAATCCAATTTATCCACAGCGATTTTTAATTCCCCAAGCTTTCCCGCTCGGGTCATCTGCCCGTCATGCTGATAATTTCTTTCCATGTGCGGCGACAGTGAGTTAAAAATATCAACGTCCTGCTGTAGGTTTCTATGCTCGTTTGAGCAGTCATCGAACAATCCCATTCTGGCCGTCAAAGCTGCTTGTATTGCAGCGCAAAGCATGGGTACGCTTACTTCATGATCCAAATCAGAAAACAGATCGTTTAAAGCGCGGTCTAGTGCGTCCCACTTATTCTCACGAATCCGCATTGCGGCGATTTGTGGAGTAATTTTCATTATTGGAATGGAACCCATATCAACCTCCGTTCTGATCTAAAGTTCTTTGAATCTGCTGCATTGCCCAATCGAGTTTTTCACCAGGGTTTTCTTGTGCCAAGTCAGCCCTGAGATTTTTAATCTCAATAGCTTGTTCCCTGGTTAGTTCAGTAAGTCTAGCCATATCCATTTCATTACTCCCGTTAAAAACACAACACCACTTTAAACTATTTGTTTTATTCGGTCAACACATTTCTACACAAATTTAAACATTGCAGCAATAAACGATTTGTTGTATACTCGCATTATGAATAAATTACATAAGCATGCGCTCTTCGTAGAATATTACGGTGGACCATCAAAACTAGCAAAGAAAATGGGGTTTGAGATTAAGCACTCCGGGGCAAACGCTTCTCAACGTTTCAGAAATTGGACTGTTCGCGGCATACCCGGAATTGAGCTTTATAAAAACCCTAAACTATTTAGCCAAAAGCTGCTTGATAAGCTGATTGCTCAGGCTGCGGCTGAGGGTAGATTGTATCAATACCAGGATTAATTATATGTCATCGATAGATAAATTTCGCGCACCAAAAAAACTAGAAAATTAGTAAGTAACACAGTATAATTAACATTCAATCGGCTGTGACGGCCTAAAGGAAAGAGTTTTGAATATTTTTAAGAATCCACATGCAATCGAGACCCTGTCAGGCAGTCAATGCCAACTTTCCGGGAACGTCACCTTGTTTGCGTGTGGACCCTTAAGGAAAGAAAATGCCAACTAGATATTTAAAGCCTGGTATATGCGATAGCGAAGCAATTGATAAATGTTCGCCTGTTGCTGAAACTCTTTTTTACCGATTGCTGGTTAATGTTGATGATTATGGCCGGTTAGATGCAAGACCGGCTGTTGTTAGATCAAAATGCTTCCCTTTGAAGGACTCATTAAACAATAATGACGTTCTTAATCTGCTTAAAGAATTGCAGGAATCAGGATTGATTTTAATCTACAAATCAAATGATTGCAATTACATTCAAATGCTCAAATGGGATAACGTCCCAAGATCTAAAGAAAGTAAATGCCCTGCTTATGATGACACATGCATACAAATGTATACTGATGTAAGCGAAGAACATACAAATCTACCCGTAACCGTAACCGTAACCGGAACCGGAACAGAAACCGTAAACCGTAAACCGGAACTTAAACATAAACAAGAAACCGTAACCGATTTCCCGGAGGGGGTAAAAATCTCACCCCCTTCGGTTCCCAAAGTCAAATCATCAAGGGTCAATAAAGACTTGTCTCCATCGCATGAAACATGGCAAGCGTATAGCAACGCATACGAGACAAGATACAAAGCAAAGCCGGTACGTAACGCTACTGTAAACGGTCAGATCAGTTCATTTATAAAGCGAATCGGATTTGATGAAGCGCCAATGGTTGCTGAATTCTATGTTTATCACAATAATTCATTCTACGTTCAGAAAATGCACACAGTTGGAATGCTTCTGGCTGACGCGGAGAAATTGCGAACAGAGTGGATTACTAAAAGAACCATGACGACCACTCAAGCAAGACAGGCAGATAAAACACAAGCTCGAGGCAATGTCTTTAACAAACTAATAGCAGAGGCAAAAGAAAATGAAACCAACTGAAAATTTATTAAAAGCAATAGCGGTGACTGCAGAACTTACTGATACCGATTTATCAGAGTTTGCTGCTCGAATTATGGCTAACGACCTTGCTGGATTCCCTGAAAACCAGGTTATAAAAGCGCTTGAGAAATGCCGTAAAGAATTGAAGGGTCGATTGAGAATAAGTGACGTTATAGACAGGATAGATGACGGAAGGCCCGGACATGAAGAAGCTTGGGCAATGATACCGAAAGACGAATCTTCTTCAGTTGTTTGGACTAGAGAAATGGCTGAATCATTTGGTGTTGCTTATCCATTAATTGAAAGCGGTGATCATATTGCTGCGAGAATGGCATTCATTGAGACCTATAAATCAAAGTGTGCTGAATCGAGAAATAATGGAATTGCTGTTAAATGGGAACCATCTTTAGGGCACGATAAAAACGGCAGAGAACATGTTCTTATGGATGCTGTGCAAAAAGGAAGATTAGCGCAAAGCCACGCTCTTTCATTGCTTCCGTATCATGAGCAATCAGAATTTAGTAATAAGATGTTAACACTAGGTGTTAATAAGCTTCTTGATTCAAAGGTAGTTAAAAATTAAAAGCCAGCAACAGCAGAAACTATTTTAAAGGTGATGAGATGGAGCAGAAGCCTAAGATAATGAATGTTTGTAACATGGTTTACGCAACTGAAAGCGCAAAAACTTATGTTAGAGATTTGATCGCAAAAGCAGACGAAATAAAAACCGATGCAAGAAAAAAAGAGAGGGTAAAAGCTTGTGAGTGTGCTGCATGTTTTTACAGAAGCGGAATAGGTGGGGCGGCTATGACAAATAGACCGTGTATGTCATGCGGGATAAATCAGTTATACGGCAGTACATACACTGATGTTCTGTGCATGGATTGCGCTGAAATGCACAGCCTTTGCAAGCATTGCGGGCGCAAGGAATGGCCTAAGCCTGTAACCTGATGGCAAGTCGCATATCAGATGCAGTATACCAATCAACAGAGCAACACAGGCACGAATGCGAAGCGCGATTTGTTGCAAGTCATAACGCAGAATGGATAAAAGATCATTTGGAAGGTGTAAAAGAAAAACGCGGATTTTTGGCCTATAAAAAATTACGGGGTGATGTGGCGAAGATATGGAAAAGAAAGTAAAAAGAAATCCTATTGCTAAAATAATTGTCCTGATACGGTCAGAACAACAAAAGGAATTATTAGCAAGTAAAATAAGCAATCTACCTGTTGATGAAGATCATCCTATCCAGGTGGTAATAAGCGAAGAAACAAAGAAGCGAGGATTAGATCAGAATGGTCTTATGTGGAAAAGAATAACAGAGATATCAGAGCAAGGGTGGATTAACAAAAGGCAATATAATAAGGATTGCTGGCATAAATACCTGAAAGATAATGAAATGCCTGAAGAGGTGGAATTGAAAGACGGAACTATTTGCAGTAAGTGGATTGAGCAGATAGATGGAAGCCGTGAGGTTATTTCAACAACTGAGTTAAGCGCGAGATGTTTTTCAAATTACATTACGATTATTGAGGCGTTCGGATCAGGTCTTGGTGTGATGTTTAGTGCCAATCCTAGAGAATTCATAAATGACAAAGAAAGAGCGTTTTAATAGACTGTCTGAGCTTGGGTGTATTGTCTGCCGTGAGTTTTATGGTGTATTTAGTCCAGCATTAATCCATCATTTAACGGGATTAGAATTTAGAAGCAGCGGCAAGAAAGCTAGCGATGATGACACTATAGGTCTTTGTTACAATCATCATGTTAATGGAACTAAAGAACACCCATCAGTACACTCGAACCCGGAAGAATTCGAACGCAGATTCGGAACGCAAGGTGATTTGCTTAAACGAACTAACGAGGTTATAGATGGACGGTGATTTGAATAAAGTATTATTTCTTCTTGATAGGGCTTTGGGAGAAATGGAAGCCGGTTTTGTAAGGTGTGAAACTTGCGGAAGTCAAGAGGATACAAAGGATCTTGATTTTACTGATGATATAAAATCAGCGAAAGAAGAAGTTATGATTATTTTGGGAAATAAACATGGTTAGCAACGAAAAAGAAATAGGCTACGAATTATGCAAGGATTGCGAGTCGGGAATACACTTAAAAGAAGCTGGATTCGAGGTCAAGACAAGCTATTGTGAGCAATGCCATAAGCACGTAGCAAGCAAGGAAGAATTTTTCAATGTGCACATCGAGATACTTTCGAAATGATCATCTCTAAAAGAGTTTTACCATTCGGAGTTCCTGAATTTATAAACAGAGAGTGAAATGCTGGAATATTTGCAGATTTGTTTAAATAATGCGATGGACGTGTTGTTTATATTTCCAATAATGATGGTTATCGGAATAATCTTCGCTATGAAGATAGTTTGACATTAAACGAGTCGAAAGGGGATTGTAATGCTGGAATTTGCAGAATGTGCTAATGGAAATTTTGATGTTTTCACACCAGATAAATTACAAATATTATGCACTCTGTCTCTACACAACGGAGAGTGGATGAGTTTTGATCATGATACCGAATCGTTCCGTTTTGATTCAAGATGGCATCGCCAAATCGCAGACAAGCTAGAGGAATTAAACGGCAAATGAGATTAAGCAACTCAAAAGCCGGATTGTTCGCACTTGGAAGGCTTAAGACTGGAGAACGGAACAAAACAGAACAAGCTTATGAGAATCTGCTGAAAGCAATGCAGATTTCCGGGGATATTCTTTGGTACAAATTCGAGGGTCTTAAATTAAGGCTGGCAGATAACACTTTTTATACGCCGGATTTTTTCATAATGAAAGCAGACGGACAGCTTGAGGCTCACGAAGTAAAGGGTCACTGGCAAGACGACGCGCGCGCAAAGATTAAGATTGCAGCTGAAATGTACCCGTTTCGATTCGTAGCCGCTAAACCTAAATCAAAAAAGAATGGAGGTGGATGGGAATACGAGATATTTGATTGAAAAACCCGCCGAAGCGGGTGTATAGGTAGTTTAATGTGGTTTAGTCTTGCATGATGTTGGATATTTTGCGCCAATACATTTCACCTTTGTCGCTACGGCACCAATAAAACATTCCATCAAGTTTGTCACTATTTCTCGAATAGCTTCCCGCAAGAGTATATTTTTCATCAAGCAAATCATCCCAGTGATCAACAATCCACTCAGCAGCTTCCAGGTCTATTGCTGCTATGCGTTCTACAAGTGGCGTGGGCCATTTCTTTGGTGGGTCGTATTCAATCCAGTCACCTTTCCATGTAATATCTGACGGAAAGTCAAAATCATAAGATCCGTCAATTTTTCTATTTATTATTCCTGCTGACCCGTAACTATCTATAAAGACTCGATACGCTGGTTTAGCTGGCTTTGGTTCGATTAGACGGTATTTTGAATTGTGATTCCATGAAGGATAGTCAGTTATCTTCCATTCGTTAGTATGGTATTCAAACTCAACACTCCATCCGGTTATTAACTGTTTAACAATCATAGCAGCATGAGGATTATCGCTAACACTTGCAACGTGATCAATTGCGGCTTGGTCTTTATCGTTCATTTTGTTTTATCCTTGTTTATTGTTTTCCAAAAAGCCCACTCCCATTCATGAGCGGTATCTTTTGAAACATCAAGCCAAATTTCATTAGCCGGTGTTTGCTGCCATTCGCTTCCATCTATTTTACGTATGAAAATTTCTTCATCCGTATCCGGTGGCATTTGTTTGCTCATTTGTATCCAGTTCATTTTATCTCCCATCCTTGTAATTTATCATAACATTTCAAATCATCAATCAAGCTGTAGGCGCAGTGAATTCCTACGCTGTCACGGTGAACAATGCAGGGTAATTCAGTGCCGTCTTTGCAGATCCCGGTAAATTCGTAGCCTTCCTGGTTTGGTATGTCTTTTAGTTCGCGCATTTTATGCTCACATGTTTATTGATGGTCTATTTATATACTCAAGTACTTTGTCTGACGTGCCTTGGCTGTCTATTGTTTTAACTTTATCGCCATTTGTTGCCGTCCAGTTAATGCCGCCGTTATAAATCATTGTTTGGTTTAAGTTTTTGTTAAACCCAAAAACCTCTCCATAATTTTCACCTATTTGCAATGTTTTCATTTTCTTCTCCCCGCTTGTTGTTTTGTTTCGATGTAGTAATTCTACTCTTAAATAACATATTGTCAATAGGACAATAACAATTATTTATTATTTATTTTGTTGTGTTGTCGAGTTAGATATGTTATTATTAGCTATGTTTATTAGGGTTGGAATATGAAAAAGAAAAAACAGAAGAAAGCTGGGGTAGGTAGACCTCCACTACATATTTACACATCGATGGAAGTGGGTGAAGTTAATGTTCGCGAGTTTAAGACTGTTGCAGAAAGATTGAATGCAAGATGCGCGGCTCATATGGTTGGATACCGTCACAAAAAGAAGTTTGATACAGTGGATAGCGTATCTAAAGCGGGTAAGTTCATGATTACTGTAAAGAGGGTGAAATGATGACGTACGAGTGTTTTTTATGGTTTGTTTCCGGGGTTTTGGTTGGTTGGTTAACAAAAGTGCCCTGGTATGCTAAATATTACAAAGAATGGCAAACAGAAAAGCTTGAGATTTATGAGCTGAGCAAAAGAATACTTGAGTTAATGAAAGAAGGTAAATTAAAATAACAAATCTCTTGCAATATAGTTATTTGTCTGTATAATGAATTTTATCGCAGCAGATAACTAAACGGGAGATTAAAAATGAAAGCAGAGGATTTTATACCATTATCAAAAATTCCGAGCGCTCGAATTCCTAAATCTAACAATATGTTAACCAGAACAAATGCACAGCTTCCGATATTGAAGTAAATCAGCGTAACGGGATTTTCTATGCCTTCCCAGACGGCGGAAACGGTGCGGATAAGCTTGAGTTTGTGCGCTCAACTATCCAGTCGGTTTATGACGCAGGTAATCAAGCATCAGTTACATTCGATGAGCTATGGCCAGCGCTGCAAGGCACGATCTCATCGGTTGTCGCGCTATTCAACAAGACCGGGCAGTTTAAGAAGTAAACACATGAAGCGCACAAGATGGTCTGATGTATCGCGGCATTTAAGAGGCTATGGCAGTGCTCAATTGGCCTAAAAAGGAAAATAAAATGAAATATATTATATTAATACTGGTTGTGATATTGGGCGGGTGTGCGTCAACAGGTGGAAGTGATAATTGGTCAAGTATTATGTCTGCTTCTAGTGGTAGAAGTGCCGTTATTTACGTTCCAAATATTATGATGTACAATAATTACACGCATCCTCCTATTAATAACGTAAATAATCCGCATGTGCATAATGTTAATCGTGATGCTTATATTGTGCCTTGTATGATTGGAATGTGCTAATGAATTTAATCTTCGTAAAATCTTAATATGGCAGAAGGAAACAAAGGTCAGAGGGGTGGGAAGCAGCCAGGTGCCGGAAGGAAGAAGGGATCTCTTAGCTCTAAGACTGTAATGATAGCTGAGAAGGCGGCTGAGCTTGGTATAACGCCTCTTGAAATAATGATTCAGGCAATGCGTGAGGTGTATGAGTCGCAGGGCGCTCCTGCTGCCGTGCCATTTGCAGAGAAGTGTGCTCCATATATGCACCCTAAACTTGCTAACGTTGAAATGACCGGAAAGAATGGAGGCCCTATAGAATATAGTAACCTGTCTGATGTGGAGATTGATAGACGATTATCAGAGTTAACTGGCGGCAAAGTGGGAGAAAGTCTTTAAATCTCCGATGGTCAGTACAGGTGAAATCCCATAAAAGTGGGAAATATGACTAAAGAAGAGAAGTTAGAAGTTATATATTTGCTTGAAGAAAAGAAGCGAAGGGAAAGTTTGTACGCGGCTAGAAACGCATACAGGAAAATGTATGACTGGCAGAAAGAGTTTATTGCAGCAACTGCAAAGTATTACGAATCATGCCTGTGTGCCGCTAATCAGATCGGCAAAACATATGTAGGAACAACTTTAGATGCAATTCACCTGCTTGGCGATTACCCTGATGATTGGGTAGGACACAAGTTTGATACTGCCCCAATGTGCTGGGCTCTCGGCTACTCAATGGAGAAAACCAGGGATCTGTTACAGTCGGCTTTGTTTGGTGATGTAAACGGAAATGAGTTTTCTGGCGGACTGATACCGAAAGAGCGTATTGTTTCATACGAGCGCGCAACCGGAACAGCAAATGCAATGCGAACAGTGCGAGTTAAGCATTCAAGCGGATCATTAAGCACAATTCAATTCTGGTCTTATTCGCAAGGCCAGCACGCAATCATGGGTGATATCGTAGACTGGTTCCACATCGACGAAGAGCCAAAAGACCAGAAGATTAGACCTCAAGTTTTGACTAGAACTATCAACGGTGATAATTGCCGTGGTGGTCGCGGTATTTACACGTTCACTCCAGAGAACGGACGCACGTCATTAGTAGTGCAGTTTATGGATACGCCATCAAGCGCGCAATTCTTTATGCAGAAGGGATGGGATGATGCGCCTCATATGTCGGCAGAGAAGCGTGAACGATTGCTTGCTCAGTATCCAGCGCACCAGAGAGATATGCGCACTAAAGGAATTCCCATGCTTGGGCATGGTCGAATATATGATCTGGGAGAGGATTTTATTACATGCGCTCCGTTTGAAATTCCTGATCATTGGTTTGTTATTGATGGCATGGATTTTGGTTACGATCATCCTCAAGCACACATCAAGTTAATTGAAGATCGTGATAATGGTGATTTCTATGTTGTTAACGCATACAAAGCAAGCCAAGTAAGTGCAAATGACGCATGGGGATCTGTTAGATCGTGGGCTGAGGATATCCCTACAGCATGGCCGCAAGATGGATTGCAGCACGAGAAAGCAAGGGACGCATCTTTACAGTTACGCAATCATTACCAGATAGCTGGATTCAATTTACTGCATTCTCATGCAACGTGGCCGGATGGCGGTAACAGTGTGGAGTCTGGTATATTCGAGATAAACGACTTAATGCGGAAGGGTAAGTTTAAAATATTCACAGGATTGCGACAAGTGCTTGATGAAGTGTTACAATATCATAGAGATGAAAATGGTAAGATATCAAAAACAATGGATGATTTGCTTGATGCTATCAGATATGCTTACATGATGCGTAGATATGCCGTTCCTGTTGGTAATGTTGGAAATAAAATTAAACCTATTAAATTCCAGGCTTGGGGATGATCGAAGAAACTCATAAAGAAGATTCAGAAGAAGATAAGTTGTCTGCTTATGAGGATCATCCCAAAGTATTGGAGATGCTCAAAGACTCTCAGGATGCCGACAAAGACAATCGAGAGGCGGCGAGAGAAGCTCATTTATTTATAGATAAGCGTGACGGCCAATGGGAGCCGTACTGGTGGAATGCTAACTCAGGTCGGCCTCGTTACACATTCGATATGACCGGCCCGATAGTTGATGTTGTGTCTGGTGAAATGGAGCAAGCCGAATTCGCTTCATCAATAACACCAGCCGGAGGAGAATCAACAAAAGAAGACGCAAAGCTGTTTGCTGGCATAGTAAGAAATATAGAGGATCAATCTGAAGCTGTAGACATATACAACATAGCATCGCGTAACATGGTGACGTGCGGTATTGATGGATGGAAGATCGTTCAAAAGTACATTGATGATGATAGTTTTGAACAGGATCTTGCTGTTGAGCCTATCGCAAACTTTCTTGACTCTGTATGGTTCGGCCCATTTAAAAAGCCTGACGCATCGGATGCAAAATACTGTTTTGTTCTTGAGTCTATAAGCAAGGATGACTACAAAGAAAGGTATGGCGATGAAAGAGAGTGCCAATCAGTTGACGATAGCCGTAGCGCCACTGCGTATACTAATAAAGCAGATCAAGTCACAATTGGTAATATCTTTTACATTAAAGAAGAGCCTAGAGAATTATTGCAGCTTAGATCTGGTCGTGTAATTGATGCAGAAGAAAATGCAGGTGTTCTTGATGAGTTGATCAAATCAGGTGATGTTGTTGTTAAATCAAGAATAAGAAATAAGAAGAAAGTTTGCTCTCGTTTGTTTGATGGCAAAGACTGGTTAAACGAAGAGCAGGAAACAGTATTCAGAGAATTGCCAGTCATTCCAATTATCGCAAACTATAAGCTTTTTGAAAACAAAATCATCTATCGGGGTATAGTTGAGAAGCTGCTAGACCCTCAACGCGTGTTTAACTACACTAAATCTCGTGAAGTTGAGGAATGCGCTCTCGCGCCACGCGCTAAGTATTGGATGACCACTAAGCAAGCTGCTGGACACGAGGCAAGCATAGCGACTCTTAACACAAATGCAGATCCGGTTCAGTTCTTTAATCCAGATCAAGAAAACCCTGGGCCTCCGCAACAGAACGGCGGCGCTCAAGTAAGTCCTGGTCTCGCTACACTATCAATGGATATGCGTACGGTATTCCAGCAATCCGCTAATATGTTTGCTGCTTCTATGGGTGATAATCCCGGCCTTCAGTCAGGCGTAGCTATTAAGCAACTTCAAGACAAGGGCGATACAGGAACCATAAAGTACTTCAAAGCACGTGAGCGAGGTATTGCAAGAACAACAAGGATAATGGTTTCAACTATCCCGCGTGTATATAATAAAGAACGTCAGATGCGTATATTAGGAGAAGATGGATCTGTTGATGTTAAGACCATTAATCAACCAGTATTTGACGAACAAAGCCAAAAGATGGTTATAGTCAACGATCTATCAAAAGGCAAGTTTAGCGTCTCTTGTTCGGCTGGCCCATCGTTTAAAAACAGGCAACAAGAAACAGTTGCAGCAATTACAGAGATTGCTGCAGTTGATCCTACGGTTATTCAGATTGGTTCGGATATTCTGTTCAATAATTTATCTTCACCAGGTATGGACTTGATCGCGCAGCGTAAACGTCAACAGCTGTTCCAAGCCGGATTGATACCTGTAGATCAAATGTCTGATGAAGAAAAACAACAAATGCAGCAAATGCAAAGCCAGCCAAAGCAGCCTGATGCTGCTACATTACTGGCAACAGCCGAAATAAACAAAGCACAAGCTCAAGCAGATAAGGTAAGGGTTGATGCAGAGATAGCGCAAAGTAGCGAGGCTAGAGCAAATGCTCTTGCTCAAGCTAAAATTGAAAGTGATCAGCAGAAATTCATGCTTGAGAAGTTCTTGAAACTTGAAGATCAGCGCATTGAGCAACAAAAATCTATAATCGAAGCGCAAAACACCATGGCTAAAACTCTGGAAACTATTAAGAATGCAATAGGCGCTCCACAGATTATCGGCGACACTAATGTCGAAGCTTATAAAAAAGCCGCTGACTTAGTTAACCAAGCATTAGACATGTAGTAAACCGCACGTGACGGTATCACGGCAACCTTAGCAAAGGACTCAAATGGATCAAGAAGAAGAACTGCAAACGACTGATGAAGAATTAGTCGAAACTCCAGAAACGGAGGCTGCCGAATCAGTTCAGGCAGAGGAAGAAAATAAAGACCCTGCTGGATTTACAAAGAGGATAAATCAAAAGCATTTTGAGTTAATGGAAGAAAAGCGTGCGCGCGAAGCTTTGGAAGCTGAGGTAATCGCGTTGAAGGCTAAGATTCCCGAGATTCAAAAGCCTGTTGTGCCTCCTTTGCCGGATCCATATGATGATGACTTCGATGTCAAGATGTCGCAACGCGATGAAGCAATTAAACGTGTTGCTGCATACGAGGCGCAAGAAGAAATCAATCAAGCTAGACTACAAGAGCAGCATCGCTTGCGCCAGGAGGATCTTGATAAGTCTTTGGCTGAATCTGTGAACACATATTCAGGTAGGGCAAAGACCCTTAATATCAGCGCAAATGAGTTAAAGGTTGCTGGGCAAACTGTTGCGGCTTACGGAATCCATAATGACGTTACCAGGTATATTCTTGGAGACGAAAAAGGGCCCGCGATTACCGCACATTTGGCACGCAACCCGGATATGCTCGAGGCAATGTCCAAGCTTAATCCGATACATGCAGCGTTATATATTGAGAAAAATGTTAAACCTAAACTATCTGCAAAAACTGAATTGCCTGAACCGGCTGAAACTCTAAGTGGCGGTGGAGTCACGAAACAAGAGAGAGGGCCGAGTGGCGCAACATTTGAATAAGGAGCAACACTGTGCCAAATAATTTTGATAGTAATATAACGAGGAAGCTTGCCCGAGTTTTTCTTGAAAAGTTTGAATCTGCTAGGGTGCATAGTAAGAACGTAGATACGCAGCTTTTGGCTGGTAAGTTTGATCCATCTAGCGGCGATACAGTAGATTTCAAACGGCCAACTGATTACGTTTCTATGCGTACTGCCGCTGGTGATATTTCTACTACCCGTAGAGATATTGTGACCGGCAAGGCGTCTGGAACCGTGCAGAACTATTTTACGGTTCCTATCGACTGGAACGAAGCTGATGAAGCAATCAAGATGGATCAACTTGATGAGCTTCTGGCTCCGGCAGCCACGCGCATAGCTACAGATTTGGAATTGGATTTTACTAATTTCATGCTGACTCGAGCTGGTTTGCTTGCTGGTACTGTTGGTACTGCTGCAACAACGTGGGATCACGTGGCCAAAGCCGGTGCTGTAATGAAAGCTCACGGCATACCAACTGACGAGCCTTGGTATTACACAGTAAACCCATTCACCCAAGTTAAGCTTGCAAGCAATACGCGGTCGTTAGGTGCTGGTGGTACTGCAGGTGATTTGATTACAGAGGCTCACGAGAAAAGCACACTATCTAAAATGTTTGGTGGATTTGATAGGGTGATGACTGCTACTACATTGCCGCGTTATACGACTGATGCCGCAGCAGATCGAGCCGGAACTTTAACAGCTAACCCAACAGTCACTTATGTTGGCGCAAAAGACTCTATGACAATGAGTATTGCTGTTACCGCTATGGGTGCGAATGCAGTGGTAGCTGCTGGTGAGCTTGTACAGATAACCGGGCGCAATCGCTTAAACCTGTCTACTCGACAAGCGATTCTTGATGATACAGGAGCGGTGATACTATTTACCGGTGTAGTTACTTCGTCTGTTACGTTGGGCGCTAGTGGTGAGGGTACTCTAGTAATTAGTGGTCCTGCTATCTACGAGGCATCAGGAGCGTTTAACACCGTAGCATCTGCTCCCGTTTCTGGTGACGTGGTGACTAGACTTGGTTCTGCTGGCACAACGATTCAGCCGAATCTGTTTTGGCATAAAAAAGCATTCGGTATTGGATCTGTACCAATCAAAAAGCTTTACGCCACTGACACAATCGCCACGACTGAAGATGGACTGCAATTCCGTGTTACAAAGTTCTCAGACGGTAGCGCAAACAAGCAAACGATCAGGTTCGATTTTAGACCTGCTTATGCTTGCTTTAATCCTTTCTTTGCCGGTCAAGGTTTTGGTAGCTAATAACAAAGCAGCCCTTCGGGGCTGCAATCACATGGAGCAAATGAAATGAATAAAATTGTATGGATTAAAGCATCAGGTCAAGAGGTAACTACTAACGATCTTCCTGCCAACATTGAAGCAGCAAAGGCGTTAGGGTGGAAACTCAAGAAAGAAGTCGAAAAGAAAGACAAAGATCAAGATAAAGACAAGTAATCATGGCAACAGTCGCTCAGGTAGCAAAAGCATCACTACAAAGAATCCTGGTACAAACTTCTGAGGCAGATTTGGAGCCTTCAGAATACCAGGACTTTATCTTTGCTTTGAATAACTACATGTTGGCTTTAGATGCTGACGGCATAACTCTTGGCTATACCGTTGTATCTGACCTGGGCGATAATGTTACGGTGCCTACTGGTGCTTTACGTGGAATAATTGCTAACATGGCAATCGAAGTTGCCCCGGATTATAGTGGAATCATAACAGACGGTTTACGTCTGGCCGCTGATGAAGGTATGAAGACCATGAGAAAGCTCGGGCAGCATATTGTTGCTACTGAGTATCCAAGCAACTTGCCACGTGGAAGCGGGAACTATACAAACAATCAATATACATCAAGTTTCTACGAAGATTTAGAAGCTGAAATACTCGCTGAAACAACCGGCTCAATCGGACTGGAGACAGGCACACCATAATGACAACACAAGCGCGCGGCAGAAAAACAAGCGGGTTTCCTGTTTCAACAACACTTCCAACTGATGCGTCATTAAGCTTTATCAGTTCTGGGACAAATTACCAGATTCCGCTTGCCAACTTTCAGGCGGCCTTGAATGTCATAGGATCTATTGTTCAGGATGGCGATGTAACAGGAGTTCCGGTTCTTGATAAACAAGGAACCATAAACAATATACGCAACATTGAACCAGGCTCTGGTATTGCGGCCTCAGTATCAATAAATAATGGCGTTACTCTAACGCATAAATTCAAAGTTGGATCAGGTGGAGTACCTGTATTGACTGGAATAGCAAACGCTAGCCCAATGATTGGCGATATTGTAGCGGGTGATAATATCACTCTAGCCGCTGTTGCTGGCGGCGTTAAGGTTGCTTGCACACAAACACCGGTATTGCCTACGAATTACGTTATTGTTAATACAATGGCTGATTTTCCGGCTGCTGCTGCTGGTGTTCGTATATTGGCCGCTGATACATATTACTATATTAAAGCAAATGTAAGCACGTCAGACAGGTTTGACGTTAGTAATGGCAATGTTGCCATCAAGTCAGCCAATGACGCGCAATTCGCGCAGATCACTTACTCTGGCGCTGGTGATATGTTCACTGGTTTAAATGCAAACTTCACGCTATCTTCTATTAGTTTAAATGCTCCATCTGGTCGACTGTTTAACTTTACCGATACTGCGGGAGTATCTTCTTTACTTAACATTAAAGATGTAACAGTTCCAAGCTGTAATAAGATTGCATTGATATCGGGTAGCTCATTCGGAGAAATACGTGTATCAGGGTTTAATGTGACTGAGGCCGTTACAGACGGATTTGATTTCGGCACAACAACGATTAGCAAATTCACTGTTAGAGATTCAACATTCAAGATTTCAGCGGGCGCATTGTTTAAGCTTGCAACTGCTGTATTCACTGATTTTAGATTGGCCGGATTAAACGCAAACCTTAACGGTGTTGGTGTTTATCTTCTTTCTGGCTCGGCTTCTTCTGCAAATATTGCAAGCGGATCACTTGGTACTGTTCACAATGTCAAGACAACGGGAACTGGAACGCCTCTCAGCACCATTGCTGTAACTGATGTTCGCTGGCAATTTACAGCAAATAGCAAGATTCGGGACACAAGACCAAGTGCTGTAGCTTCGTTAACTCTTAACTCAACCAGTACCACATTTTCAGCATCAAACACGCCTGTTAGAGCTAACGGCTCTACTGCCTGGGTAGATGGTGGAAAATCACATTTCACAATATCAACGGATGGCAGGGTGACATATGTTGGCGAGAAGGATTTAAGCGCATCAGTAACAATAACTGCATCCATCCAATCAGCTGGCGCAGCTAAAACAATATGTGCCTACGTTTCAATAAATGGAGCTGTTGTAACAGCGACGCAATGTAGATCATCAGCAGGATCAACGCCGACAGTGTTTTCTGTAGTGTGGCAAAAAGTACTGGCAACGAATGACTATGTTGAACTTTGGATTGAGAACCAGATTGATACGACAAGTGTGCTGGTTTATGATGCCGTCATAAGGGTCTCTTAATGCCGATTACCCAGCTACCAATTGCAAACGGTCATTATGTAAGCGATAGTTTGCCGCTATCTGCTCAACAGTGTGTAAATTGGTATCCAAATGTTGAAAAGGTAACTCCGGTATTAAGCCAAGAATCTCTCATTGGCACGCCTGGTATAAAGCAGGTTGCAACATCAGGCGCAAATAATCAGCGCAATCGTGGTGCGTGGGTAATGGCCGGGGTTCCTTATTTTGTTAATGGCGGGTCACTCTACAAGCTTGAATCTGACGGTGGAACGTTAACAAGTATTGGTTCAATAAGTGGGTCAGGTCGAGTATCTATGTCAGATAACGGTACTCAATTGTGCATTGTTGTCCCTGGTATTGTTAGTGCTGGATATATTTATGCTGGATCAGCATTAACACAGATATCTGATGCTGATTTTACGGCTAACGGACAGCCGCAATCAGTTGTATTTATTGATGGATACTTTCTATTTACAACCGACAGCAAGAAATTCATCATTTCCGCACTCAATGATGGCCTATCGTATAACGCGCTAGATTTTGGAAGTAGCGAGGCCGATCCTGATAATATAGTTGCGCCGTTCGTATTCAAGAATCAGCTTTATATATTCGGATCACAAACAATTGAAGCATTCCAGAATATTGGCAGCGCGGATTTTCCTTTTCAGCGCACGGGACTGTTCATCCAGAAAGGCTTAAAGAGTCAGTTCGGTGTATCGAGTGCAAGCAGCTCATTTGTGTTTATAGGAGGAGGCAAGAACGAATCTCCTGCTATATGGGGATTAGATGGGAATGATGTCGTAAAGATATCAACTACGGCTATCGACTCATACCTTCAAACACTCACTGATTCCCAGGTAGAAAACTGTTTCTCATGGTCGTATGCTCAAAAAGGAGCGTATTTCATAGGGTTCTCATTTCATGATACATGTTTTGTATTTGATACAATATCAGGTAGATGGCACGAGAGAAGATCAAGGATTAATAGCGAGTCAGTTTCTTATCGAGTAAATTCGATTGCTACAGCATATGGGAAAGTTTTGGTTGGTGATTCTCAAGATGGAAGGATCGGAGCATTAGACACAACAACATATAAAGAATATGACGAGGCACAAATCAGAGTAGTTTCTACTCAGCCATTTCAGAATAATATGCAACCGATATTCCTCCCTGAGATTGAATTAGTGGTTGAGTCTGGTGTCGGTAATGCTGATTCAATAGAGCCATTAATATCACTAGAAATTAGCAAAGATGGCGGAAAAACATGGGGTTATCAAAGATCAAGGAAAATAGGAAAGATAGGTGAATTTAGTAAGCGTGCAATATGGAGAAAGAACGGCAGGGCATCAAGATTCTTTGTGTTAAGATTTACATTGAGCGATGCTGTCAAACCTGTTATAATTCAATTAAATGCCAATGTATTGGGTGGTTAAATGCCGCAAAATCAATCTAAACTGAGTTTTGCAAATCCGCTAGTTAACCCTGACGGCACAGCTACCCAATATTTCCAAAGATTTCTCCTTCAATTGTCTCAAGGTATAGAGATAGTTTCCAGAGGCACACCAGAAGCAATCATAGAAGCGCCTCAATACACAAAGTATATTGACGAGACAACCCCATCAGCACCGGTAATGTATGTAAAAATGCTCCCTGATGTTGGCGGGGATCGCAAGAAAGGATGGTACGCAATATGATTGTCACTAAGAGAATATACAATAAAGAACTAATTAAAAGCATAATCCAGATTGGCGAGATTTGGGATTGTGTTGCTGAGGATGGTCAAATAAAAGAGGATTTTGATCCTGATGTTGATAATGAATGCTGGCTTGTAATGACTAACGAAGATTCGATTGTCGCTCTTTATAATCTGCATGGCGTCAATGGTATAACAGTACAAATTCATGCTCACGTGATACCGGAATACAGAAAGGAATACAGCAAGCAAACCGGTAAGGCCGCGCTAGATTATATAATTGAGAACACTGGATATTACAAGATAATTGCAGTTGTTCCTGTGCTTTATAATAACGTTAAAAAGTTCTGCGAATCATTCGGGTTTAAAGAAGAAGGAGTCAACAGATTAAGCTATCAAAAAAACGGCGAAATAATTGATCAATGGCAGCTTGGTCTTACTAGGTGCGAGTATCTAAATGACTAAAATAGTAAAAAGCGTATTTGGCGGGAATGACAAAAGCGCCCAGAAGGGGCAGATTGCACAGAATGCCGCAGCCACAGCTTTTATTAAAGAAATGGGCGCTCAAGGCCGAAATGACATGCTAAGTCTTGCGCCATCGGCTGAACAAAACAGAAATTTAGGTTATCAGGCGGCTCTTGATATATTTTCTCAAACTGTTCCTGGGCAGATAGGCGCTTTTACTGCTGGTAATACGGCCGCACAAGCGGCCATACTTGGCGGTGATCCATCTATTACCTCCATCAATCCTAATACGTCATTTAGTGCACAGCAATTGCCTCAATACACAAGCATAGCAGATGCTCTTCAAGGGGGTAATGTTGAGCAGAAAAATAAACTAGCAAATATCAAAACGGATGCCGATTTATTAATGGCCGCATCAAGTGGCGCTATACCTGGTCTAAGTACCGCTGATAGAGAATGGTACTCTAAGTTGCTGCAACAAACACCAGGGTTCTCGCAGTCATCAAATTACGTGTCAGACCCTACAGCGGCATTAGGTGGCGTTACAGGAAGCGGAAGCGGCTTAAATGCGGAGAATCAACTTAGAATGCAAACACTCTTGCGTAAATATGCGGGGATGATTTAAATGGCACAAGCTATATTCGGCCCTGGAAATACAGGTGTTACAAATCAGCAGATAAGCCAATTCTTGGCAACTCCTGGGTTAACCCCTGATCAGATTATAAACGCCATGAATTCTAGTGGTGTTAGTCTTGCTCAAGCGCAAGCTGCTGCACCTGGTGATTCAAGATTATCCAATCAAACTGCATTGCCTTACTTGGCCGGGATAGGTATTACACCGCCAGTTACAACAACACAAACACAAGTCCCGGGCGCTCCACAAACCGGATTGATAGGTTCTGAAGCTGCATTATCCGGTGCTTTAACAGGTTCACTTGATGCGCTTCAGCAAGGCAACGCACAAGCAAATCAGGTATTACAACAAGGGATATCGGCATTAGATCCATTCGTTAATTCTGGCAATTCTGCTATCGGTCAACAGGCCGCATTATCAGGAGCGTTAGGTAATGACGTTCAGAGAGATGCGTTCACTAATTTTAATTCAAGCCCAGGACAGGAATTTTTACAGCAACGCGGAGAGCAAGCTGTATTGCGTAACGCCTCGGCTACTGGTGGTCTGGGTGGAAGTAGGGTATTACAAGAATTGCAACGGCAGGGTATAGGCTTCGCACAGCAAGACTTCCAGAATCATTTTGATAGGCTTGGTCAAGTATCTAATATGGGTCTTGGTGGGCTTAATATAGCATCGAATCTTACTGGCCAGATGGCAAATAACAACATGACTTACGGTAATAATGCTGCTAATTTTGCATTTAATACCGGTCAATCTGTATCTGGTGGCCGTACAAGAGCCGGTGAAATGCTTGCAAATCTCAACAATCAGCAAGGATCAGGAATATCAGACATAATTAATCAAGGAGGCAGTAATCTTGCTCAACTATTGGCTGGGTCTGGTGAAGCTAGTGCTAATGGTCAAGTGACATTGGCGCAATTGCTTGCAAGTCTTGGAATGCAGCAAAGTGGTCAAGTGGCTGGTCTTGGTGGGGTTCCTGGTGTTCAGTACACGCCGGGAATAATTCAAGGCCTTGGTCAGCTTGCTTCAGGTCTTGGTGGCGCTGCAATGGCTTTTAAATAAGAGGCGATATGGACGGAGAAATGAACAGAAGCATCGGTGAAAAGATAGCTTTAGCTTTGCAAGGCTTCGGTGCTGGTGTGCAAGGTCAAGGGCCATACTTTCAGCACATGCTGAATCAGCAAGAGCAGCAGCTAAGTGAAGGCCGGAAAATGGCGTTAGTTCAGGACGCCTACACAGTGCAACAGCATCTGCAAAGCGGGAATATACCTGTAGCAAGAGCAACTTTAATTAACCGATTGCAAGCAATTAAAAAGCTTGGCGGTGATCCGTCTGACACGATGGGCGTGTTACAAAAAGTTGAATCTGGGGATATACCAGGTGCATTGCAAGATGTATCGACAGTAGTCAACTTTGCTCAGGCCAATGGATTGCTTAAATTGCCGCAATCAGCGCAGCCAAAAACTCAGATAGTAAATGGTCAGGCTGTAACAATAGATCCTTCAGGAAAAGCTACTGCTGCACCGATTGAGGGGTTTACTGCTCCGCAACCAAAAGCGCAATTGCCTAAAACTCAAATTGTTGATGGACAGGTTGTTACTATTGATCCAACTACAGGACAGGCGACTGCCGCACCAGTGCAGGGATTCCAAAAAGACCGCACAGATATTAATCTGAGGATGCGTGATCAGAGCTTACGTGAAAGACAGTTGCAATTGCAGGAGCAGTCAGAGGCAAGGCAATCAGTTAAGCTATCGTCTGGACTGGAAAAAGCACTGCTAGATTCTCAAGATCAAACAGTGAAGTCTCAGCAAAAGTCTAATAAGTTTGATGTTCTAGCTAATGATTACGAGAGATTAAAGATTGAGGGCGGTTTAAAATCTACAATGACAGAATCTCTAAAGTCTGTATTGGGGTCGCAAGACGCTGTGTCAGAATTCAAAAGACAAGTTAATGAAGTTAGAATGTCAGAGGCAATGAAGATGCTCCCACCTGGCGCGGCTTCTGATGCTGACATTAAACTTGTTTTATCAAGTCAACCAAAAGAAAACGCAAGCCCCGAACAAATAGCATCTTATTTACGAGGAGCCGCTAAAGTATCTAGATTCGAAGCTGGTTTCCATCAATTTAAGGCTGATTTCATTAGCAACAAAAGCACAGGGAAAGGATTGAATCAAGCTTGGAGGTCTAAGATAAACTCACCCGCATTAAAGCGTGATATATCACTTGGTGAATTGTACGAGACCGCACAGAATCGAGGAACTACACCTGAGGATGTAGCGCAGCAGTTGGGCATTAAAGGGCCGCTTTACTAATGGCTGACTTATTAGATGAATTAGGTGGCCAATCAAGCGAACGCATTGGGGGAAATGTGCGGCGTATTGGTGGTGATTTGTTGGATGAAGCTGGTATTAAGTCTAATAATTACGATCTATTATCAAAAAGACTGACAGAAAAACAAGCTACCGAAGATCACACCAAATTACTAGATCAGATTAATAACGACATGAGCGGATTTCAAAAGTTCCTTGTCGGCGCTGGTCGTGGAATAGTAACTGTTGCGCGTGGCCTTGGTCTTGCTGAACCTGAAGACCCGGTGACCAAAGAAGCTTTTGGTAGACTATCAAAAGATAGTATGGCTGCGACTGCCGGAGAAATAGTTGGCGAATCCGCGCCTTTTCTTGCTGCCGCTCCATTGGCTGGCGCTGGTCTAGCAACTTCAACAGGTAAAGCATTGATCCCTGCTGCCAAAACACTTGCAGGTAAAGTAATTGGATCTACAATATTAGGAGCCACACAAGGTGGAGTACTTGCAAACGGTAAAGGAGCGGACGCTGTTGAGACATTGGCTGCCGCTGGTGTCGGTGGGGCTGTTGCAGGTGGGATTGAGGCTATCATCCCTGTGCTTGGTAAGCTTGGCCGTGCGGTATTCGCTAAATTAGGTAGATCTCCTAAAGGGCCGCTATTAACACCAGAAGGAATGCCAACTCCTGAACTACAAAAAGCATTACAGCAAACCGGTACTTCTTTCGATGATTTAACAAAAAACGCCTTTGCAATAGTCAATAAACCTGGTGTAGATCCTGTTCAAGCGGCAAGGGCTGCGCGGTTTGACTCTCAAGGTATACCGGCAACTGCTGGCGATATAACGCAAGATTTTAGTAAGCAAGCGACAGAACAGAGGTTGCTTAATCAGGCAGGTAATGAAGCATCAGAACCATTGCGACAAATGAAGTTTGCACAAAGCGAAGCATTCAAGGCAAAGGTAAATGAATTAGTTGATAATCTTGGCGTACCAGATGATGTCGGGGAATCGGTAAAAAATGCTCTATCAGGCCGCAAGGATATGCTGAGAGCAGAAAAGAACGCGCTTTATAAGAAGGTTGCAGAAACGGCACCTGAAGTTGCGAATATTCCGATTTTTACAGATACGCTTGCGGCTACTATGCCCGATAAACAACAAATGAGACGGTTATCAAGATTAGCAGGTAGCCAGATCGGGGCCGTTGATGATTTGCTTGTGGAATTTGGTATCAATAAAAGTGATGATGCTGTTGCTGCGTTTACCAAGTCAGGAGGTGAAATAACGCCTCTGAACATTGGCAACCTTGAAGATTTCAGATCAGCTATAAACCAGATTGAGCGTGCGGATAGCACTGGAGCCGCTAAAGTTGTTACCGGACCATTGAAAAACGCACTGGATGATGAAGCAGAACTTGTCACTAAGTCAATCGGAGATAAAGCATCAGGCAATGTCTTAGATACTCTAAAACAAGCAAGGCAAACAGTTAGAACGCTAAAAACAGAGTTTTCTCCTGAGTCGATAACTGGTAGGTTGATTGGTGTTAAGCGTGATGGGGTTACTCCTGTTATTGAGTCATCGCGAGTAATTAAAGAACTTATAAAACCAAATGCTATCGGTAATGTTGGGTCTGGGATAGAGAACTTGCAACGAACTTTATCAAGCTTGAGGTCATCCGGTCAGCCAGGGCAAAAAGCTATCAAAGATCTACAAGCTGCGACAGTGCTTCATGCGCTAGAAGCTTCTTTAAAATCTACATCAAGAAAAGTAAATGGAGTTGAAACGGTTGGCGGTGATCAGTTCGCAAAAGCACTTAATACAATAGGCGACGATAAGCTGAAAGAAATATTCAAAGGTAATGAGAAAATGCTTTCTCGTTTGCAGAACTTAAAACAGACCGCTCTTGATATGTCTCCGGCTGCTGCTGCAACGCCTAAAGGGTCGGCTCCTGTTATCCTTGATATATTGAATCGTGCTGGTAGCTTGCCAGCACTAGCGGCATTCAGGGATGCTGTAAATTTCGTGGTAAAAGCTGGATCAGATGAGCGAGCAGTTCGCAGGGCAATGAACGCAAAACCAGCATACAAACAAGTTATAACCACATTCGAGAGAGACTTCCCGGCAATAGCTTCGGCTCTCGGTGTTTCTGCTGTTGTGCCAAAAATTACAGAGGATAAAAATGAGTAGATTCGGAAGTATCGGCAAACAGTATTTTGATGATGCTGGTGATCCACTTATTTCTGGTAAATTGTTCTTTTATGAATCAGGTACAACTACACCAAAGAATACCTATTCTGATTCAGCGATGACTATTGCTAATTCAAATCCTGTGATTCTTACAGCAGCAGGACGGCAACCTAATATTTTTTTTTCTGGTATCGCAAAGGTAATTCTAACCAAAAGCGACAGCACACAGATTGAAGTTAGAGATCCCGAAGGAAGTCTGGATACTGGTAATTTCGAGCTATGGAACAATTTCAGGTCATTTGATCAATATGAAGTTGTTATCGGTTCAAATGGCAAATATTACGCTTCAACGATAGCAAGCAACTATCAGAACGATCCTGTTACTGTAGGTACTAGCTATTGGGATGAAATAGAGTTCCTAAGGATTTGGAGCCAATATATTACTTACCCGCAAGGCTGGATTGCGAAGGGGCCAGACGGTAAGCTGTACAGATCTAAATCAAATTTAAACTTGGGTAATACGCCTAATTCCAGCCCTGTTTATTGGGATTCTCTTTATGCTAATGTTGGTGATCACGTGATCACTGCAAGACAGGGCAACGGATACGGATCAACAAACACAAAGAGGCGCAGGTACTCAGTGATTGAGACAAGCACTGGCACAGCAATGACTTATGTGAATACTGCTACTTTGGGATTTCAGATAACGATAGTAGATGCCGGGCTGTATGAGTTTATTGTGCGAGATGCCAGGGCGGCTGGATCTGCTTATTTTGGCATATCAAAGAATAGCGCTGAATTGACCACAAATATTAACTCCATTACCCAAACAGATATTGTTTGCGCCGGAGGAAGTGGTACGCAAAGCAATGAGCTAGCCCGCACAATATTATGTGCTCCTGGTGATGTGATCGGTCCGCATGACATGGGGACAATGGATTCAACGTCAGGATTCACAAGTTTTTTCAGTGCCAGAAAAGTAAACAATGTGTAAGTTGCTAGTAAAATTACCTACCGGAGAACAGTCTATTGAAGTTATAGATTCAACAGGAGAGTATTTCGACAAATCAAGAATCATGTGGGATACCAGGACACAAGGAGAAATGCCGCAAGTTGAAGTAGGTAAGATGGCTGTAATTGATGGGGTATTGATTAACACTGGTGAGTATTTAGAAGATCATGCTGCGGCTATTTATGCGAAAAGAGTGCCGGTAGAAGTACCAATGACAGCGGCCAGAGAGGCGTTAATAAATGCCGGGCTATTTAATTTAATCAATCAATACATATCCACAAGAAACGCGATAGACATCATGTGGTGGGATAAGTCTATAACAATACATAGGGCATTTCCGCTCGTTGAAGATGCGAGAGTAGCGCTTGGTTTATCACAGCAGCAGATTGACGAATTATTTATTGCTGCAGAATCGATCAGAAAATTTAGAAACGGAGAGGTATAAGATGCCAGCAGCTAAAAAAGTAGATGGGATTATTGAAACAATTATTATTGATAACCCTAAATTTGTTGTAGATACAACAACAAGCGCAACTTATGATTATTACACCGAAGCAGAGAACCCAAAGTTGCTTAAAGCTTCACAAACCGGGTGGCGCAGATACAGAACCAAGAAAGATGGGACTGAGGGGGTGTATGGAAGGACTGGAGCGGCTGGTACTGAGACTGATTCATTTGTGTTTCCTGGACCTACCGGCAGCCCTACATTAACGGCGCAAGTTTACGGAGAGGATTAATCATGATTTGGTGGAAACAAATATTTATGCGGCTGAGAGCCGCACTTGGGATTGTCCAGCAGAACGCAACGACTGGACAACTCGAAGTCGCCGGAACAGCTATAACCGGATCAACCTCTTACACACTAGCTCAATTTTTGCTCTTAAACCCAGCAAGCTACGCTAACTATACGATACTCATCAGCGATATACCCACACCACACAGTAGCGTAAATGGCGTGTTAGTTAGAGCAAACGCGGCTGGTACAGGCTGGATATGGATAGAGACTCCATCATTTACACGCGCAACTGTGCCAACAGCAGCTAAGGCTTCGGGATGGCGAATATTTGTTAGCGATATCGGAGCGCGTGGAAGTTTTTGGTACTCAAACGGCACTCGCTATAACTTAGATCAGCCGTCTGTCGTCCTCAGCAATATCACGTCTAACATCGTGCTAACCGGCACACCAACATCTGCAACGGTAGCTAAACAAGTTACTTTGCCGCTGATTGATGGAGTATCAATTTGGAGTACCGGGGATATATTGCAAATAGATCAGTCTGTAGAAAAGACTGGGGTTGCAGACATTATGCACACTGCTGTATATGTTGGGCAGACATCAAGGGTGCTGAATAATATAGATACTAACACGCTGATATCCACCCTTAGCGGCAATGCTAACACTAACGATGGTGTGAGTTTTATTCGCCGAATCCTCAGAAAATCCGCGACTTCGGTGCGGAGTTTGGGGCCGGAATTAGCGTATGTTAGTGGTGTATCTAGCGTGCCGTCGGTCGATGTAACTATACCATCGCTCGATACCGCAACATCTTATGTTGATGCCACGATACGTATAGCTACTAGCACCGGGGATACTGCGCTTACCCTAAACGCTCACACAGTAACTTTGGTGCAAGCGGGTACGGCATGATAATACTTAAATATCCTGAGCATGACTTGCAAGCCATATCCGATGACATGACGCTTAACCATGAGTCGACGCTCATGGGCATCACAGGAGCTGACACGCGTACATGGCTGACAACCAAAGGGTCGGTCACAATGGGTTACTTTCCGCGCGGTGATAATGCACCGATTGGATGGACTCCAACCAACGACTGGACACCAGGGGTGACATACAAAACGGATACGCGCCCCTGGGAAGCTATTACGCCTTGGTATGTAGAGTCTCTGGGAGTAGCTCATACTGCAACCAATACAGGTATCAATATCAGCGGTATTACATTGCAGCTATTCGACAAGTCTGTAAACGCTTGGAGAACCATCGATACTGATGATGGCAACCCGGACTGGACAGGAAGTTACAACTATTCAACTCCAAGCACAATCTACTTAGGAGCTGCTACTAAAAATATCGAGAGTGATGGGTCTTGGACGATCACATGCTTAAATCCTTCCGCGCCGCATTGCCACGGCGGCACACAGAAATATTTGCTAAGCAACACAATTGCCGATTACAACAACATCGGAGGCATCTTTGTAAGTCTTAAAGCAAAACTACAACTGATAGATCCGGGTGGTGTGGATGATCGGCATCTTGCTCAAATCCTAATATGTGCTGCTGCGGATTTCTGGCCAAAAATAGATACTACTCCGACAGATTTAGGTATTTACTATATACCTAACATAGCTATTTCCAGATTCCGGCTTGTTGGGATTACGACTACTAATCATTACATGGCTACGATAAATCCGCCATCCGCTGGCACGGGTAATTCCGTGTACTCGGCAGGAGGTGGCGTTGTTAAGATGCCGGTGGCCACTTTCGAAAGCTTGCCTCCTCCTTACTTGATATTTCATAGGATCATAGTTTAAATCCTCGCCCGGCCGTGAAGCCGGGCGCTACTAACCGGCACGACCGCTCCAACTGATGTGGATAATGACGGGATGGCTGATAGTTGGGAAACGTCAGAAGGCGTTACAGACCCAAACGGAGTGGCAGCAAACGGATACACGAACTTGGAAAATTATATCAACTCGTTAGTGTGACTTTTATCACATACAACCAAAAATAAAGGGGATAACATGGCGTGGGGACTTGTCAATAAAAAAGAGGTAGAAGCCATGTTTGAAGAGCGAAGAAAAGAGGATAGGCGTAAAATAGATGCTGATATTGCGGCATGTAATGCGCGGCATGATGTGCATGATCGGGAGAGAGAAGTGGACAGAAAAGGTCATGTTGTTCACAACGAAGCTATCACGAAACTAACAGAAGCTCTGACAAGAACAAATGAAACATTGAATCGTTACCTACCGAACCTTGCCGATGCAGAAGAAAAGAGGGCTGCAAAGCATCAAATAAAGGAAGGAGCTTTGTTTGTCTCAGCTATTTTGGGCGCGATAATAACAATCGGGACTGTTATGCTAGCTATCACTGCTTATCTAAATGGGTACTTTAAATGAACGAAGAAACTGACTTTGACTGGTATTACGAATGTTAGAACAATTACATTTGTTCAGGCGGCTGGTAATAGGATTTTTATTAATCTTGTATGCTTATGTTACTATCGAGTCGTTTAAGCTGGTTTATTACTGTGTAGACAAAGGTATGGGTGCGGTGGATATAGTGATGATCGTCACAGTATTACAAGCGCTTATGACTACTTTGCTCGGGTACGTTTACAAGCAATACTCAAATTCGCGGGATGAAAAATGATCTGGCTTGACAGGGCATTGCTCATATCACCAATATACTTTGGTCTTTGCAAGGACGAAGAAGATTTTAATAAAGAACTAAAAAGGTTAGGTATTAAAAAAAGCGCTAGACCTGAGTTTATATCTGAAAACTCAAACGCAACGGTGCATTTCTTTGATAATAAAAAGGAAGTAAAAAAATGTTGTATTGTGTGCGTAAAGAACGAAAAAGGTATTTCTAAAATACAAATGTACGCATTACTTGTGCATGAAGCGGTGCACATATAGCAAGAAATCAGAGATGTAATAGGCGAAAGATACCCGTCGTCAGAGCAAGAGGCTTATGCAATTCAATCAATTTCACAGCAACTCTTTACGGCGTATAACGAAAAATGATACCTCCACAATTAACAATCTTTGCGGCAAAGTACGGCCTTAAAATACTGGCGGCGCTATCAGTCATTTTCCTGTTGTACTACACCTATCATACAATTGACAAAGGAGGGTTCGACCGTGCAACAGCCTTATATGAAGCGCGTGACGCCAAAGACGCAATCAAAGCGGCGGGTATTCTGGCGGCTGCGGAAAAATCCGTAGCAGATAAAGCCAAGGAAAATGATAATATTTTGATAGGAGTTTTAACGCACAATGACCAACAAATCAAGAATCTTATTTCTGAGCGTGATGCTGCTATTACTCGCAGCGTGTTCGTCACAACCAAAGCAAATGCGGATCGTCGAGACTCCGTGCCCGGAAAAGCCGGTGTACTCAAGAGCTATGATTCAGGAGGGCAAAGAACTTGCGAAGGAGAATTGGCCGAAGATAATAAACGACAGCTTGTCGAAGCGCAATTCAGAATAAAGCGCTTGGCTGATTTGCATTTGTCTTGTGTTGAGCAGATTGAACGGACGCATACTTTAAAATGAACGGCGGCATAGGTGGAACTGGATAATGGGCGCATTCTACACAAAACCTTCTATGCGGGAAATTGATTCAGGTGGCCTATTCAGACGACCAAGATATCAATTGACTGAGCCTCTAATTTACAGATCAAGCAATATCGGCCTTGTTATAGTGGAGTGTGAGTTTGACACCGATTTCGATAGTACTCCAAGGGTGCCGATATTTTATATGCTGCTCGGCAATCGTGGGAAGTATCCTGCTGTGCTGCATGACAAGCTGTACACTCCGCCACACGAATCGATTCCAGGTGTTACGGTTACGAGAGCTATGGCTGATAAAGTACTGCGCGGCGCAACTTACGAGAGCCTCAGGATATCGTACCCTGAGACGTTTTTGGATAGCGTGTTAAATGTTTTGTGCTTGTGGGTTTCCTGGGGTATTTGGGCTGGCGTTAGGCTGTTCGGCTGGCGGCATTGGAGATAGCTTCATTTCGGATCTTCCGACAATAGTTTGTAGTGTGTTGGTGTGACAGGCATACAGTTTGCAATCCACCAGCCCTTTTTACCTGTATCAAACCATCTTCCAATTACTTTCCCATACTCTTTAGTAATGAATGCTAGCTCTCTATCCTTCGGCGTATTCTCATCAACCTCCAGCCATGGGTCGAGTTCTTTGCACTCCGTAGTTATCAACCATCTTAAAATAAATTGCAGTTTTTCGTTGTTCTTGTTGATGGGAGATTTTGCTATTTTAAGCAACCTTTCTTTACTAATCCCTTCGGTCATTTATTTAGCTCCTCCCATTTCTCTGGCGTGTAGGGTGTCCAAGCAGTTTCCTCGTCTCTTTTCCAGTATTGCAAATGATGTCCAGCACAAGTGCTCAAAAGGCCAGTACATCATCCGGCGGCATCTCATCCGCGCAGTTGGCCCAGATTATTTCAGGAACGTAGCCATTCTCAGTGTATATAAACACTTGGTTGCCCCTGTCAGTTACTCTAATCTTGCTACCAATTGGAGGGGCAGAATATACTTTTTCTAGCAACTCTGCGAAGGTTATTTCAGTCCTTGGATCAATAAGTTTCGGTAGTAACTTCTCCATTTCTTTTTGCTCTGGTGTAGGTATTAAACTCATACGTCCTCCTCAAAAGGTGCAAAGCTGTATTCAGCGCCTTTTATGTACCAGTTTGGCGTATCAAGTACAGCGCCACCAGCATCATTAAGCGCAACAGCTTCAATATCGTTCTCAGTCAGTACGTTTATGCCACCATTCGTATTTATATTTGATTCTTCGTTATTTAAAGTAATGTCGGTTTCCTTTACTTCTTTCCATAATTTTGCCTGGCCCTGAAGTATCACTCCGTTGGAAAAACACTGTCTGTACCATTCGCCAACTACCTTTATATTGTCTTCACCGGTCTCTTCCAGCACTATCCTGCGCGGCTTGATTTTTTTAACTTTTACCTTTGCTTCGAAATAAATATATCCATCATCACCAGTATATTTATTAAAATAATTTGGTTCGAACATAACAGATACAGCTTCACATCCTTCCGGCAATCCTTCAACTTCAATCGTTTGCTTTGTCGTGGTTTTCATAAATTATTCACCTTTTGTTTTTGTGATTTGAGTTTGTCAAGGTCTGATTGCATATTTTTAATCTTTAAATCAATTCCTTCAATTAACCATTGTTTTGCATCATTAAACTTAGTGGAGTATCTGTGATCTGATGACATTTTAGACTCTATCAGCTCCCTACCATCTTTTAAAGATACCACAACGAAATGCTCAGTTTCTCTTACAAAATCAAGTTCATCAATTTGATACTTCCATTTTGCATCAGCTCTAAATATTTTCATTTTATTTTCCTTGCTAAATTCCTAAGTTCAACAATCCTTCCGGCTTCGCGCAACTTACTCGGCGATGCTGACTTTATTAACTCGATTGCAATCGCACATAACGTTTCAAGTTCCACTCGCTCATCCGAAGCAATCACATCTTTACTGAGTATTTCTTTACACCGGTCTGCCCAGTGGATTGCTGTTGCTATTTGGTCTTTTATGGCGGTCATGGTTAATCTAATAACCATTTTTGATCTTAAAATTCCGGCTTCGCGGCTTCCCCTTCATTTTTAAACGTGCTTCAACCAATGATCTATACACATAATTTCTGCTGCATTTCAGAGTTGTCTGAATCTCATTCTCAGGAATATTTTGTTTATACAAACCAATTATTTGTTCTCTAATTGATGGTTTTTTTACTAGAGTTTCGCGCTTCTGGATAAGCACATAATCTCGGAAAGTGGTTTCTGCCATAAGGCCACCGCTTCTATTCCTGATAATAATTTTTTGCCCAGTTTCTTCCTCTTTACCAATCAAATATTCCCAAATATCATGATAATCGGTGATATTTTCTTTCAAAGCCAATTCAATATTATAAAGCAATAACTTTCTTACTTCGTCACTAAATCGCCCTTTCGCTATGCCTTCTTGGCCTGTCGATGGAGTGTCGTTCTTTATAAACCCAGGGATGGCGTTACGCACACTTTCAGGTACCGGCTGCACGCCGAAGCTAATCATCCAGCATATCTCTTTAGAATTTGATTGATACATGCTTAACTTTTCCTTGCAAAATTAGATTAATGATTGCTTCCGCTGTAACGTCTGGGATTGCAGCTTCTACCATCAAAGTAATTACAGCTTCATCAATAATACTTTTACGGTGTTTTTTATCGGCTATTCTTGCGGCTTCTTCCTGCGCCAGTCGTTTTGCTTCAGCTTCTTTTTTTGCTTCTTCTGCCAATCTGGCGCGCTCTTTTTCTTCCGCTTCAAGCCTTACCTTTTCTTGTGCGGCAAATGCAGCAGCCTGAACTTTTTCAATTTCTCGTTTTGCGGCTTCTTCTTCCTTGCGCTTTTGATCATCAAGTCTGTATTCAACCAACAATTTAAAATCATCTTCTGGCTTTGTGATGATCGATTGAAGATCCCGGAACAATGAAAGATCATCCGGCAAGTGGGCTAGGTTTTTTCTAATCACTAGCGCAAGATCATCAAGCTTGATTTTGCTTGCTGCTTCTTCATCATCAACAGCACTATGCAGACTTTTAAGAGTTCGTTTGTTTTTGCACGCAAGCTCAAAGTTCATGCGACTAAAAACAGTGTTTGCAATGGACATAAAGCTTACATTGTTTGTAATATCTGACTGGCAAGCTGCGGCATGATCACAGCATTTCTTATAACCGGCATTAATGATTGATTTTTTGATTGATTCCTTTTGAGTTTTTACCAGCTTCTCAAGGGTCAGTCGTTTTGATCTGATCGACTCTTTTATAAAATCAATCGTGCGCATAAGTTCATCAATGCTCGCTGTTTGTCCGATTGCTGCGGCTTTTGCTGATTCAAGTTTCTTTTCGGTTTCATCGCAGAATTTGACAGTGGCTTCGGCATCCGCAAAATCATTGTCAGTTTGGAGGTCAGTGCGTATGCTGGATATGAACTGATCGGCAGCTGCTTTAAATTGCGGCAAATTGCTTACAGTTACCTCACCCTTGATATGGATCGATAGCGCTGGCAATTGCATAATTACGGCCGCTTCTGGTTTGTCTG